GCATTCCTCTAGGAGTATTAGTTACATTATGAAAAAACGTGAAGAAATGTTAGTCATTACTATGGAAGAATGTGGCGAATTAATTCAAGCATGTAGTAAAATGATTCGTAGTAAAGGCAAAACAAAGTATTTGCGTAATCTTCAAGATGAAGTTGGTGATGTTATGACCATGATTGAAATCTTGAAGATGAGTGGTTTGGTCACGGAAGACCAAATTAAAGATAGAATGGAAGTTAAAAAAGAAAAACTGATGAAATGGAGTATATTATTCGATGACGAATGAAATGAAGGACTATCTTAACGATATGTCTACAATCACACTCACAGGTATAGATGAAACAATAACACTCACAGATCCTGTAGGAACAGATTATACATTGAGTAAAGACACGTCTTTGACTGTTGACTTAGACACAGTTGATTCATATTTTGACACAGACTTAAACACTGTGACTATTGATGCATGGAACACACCTGACCTCAAAATAGGTGATACCACATTAGATGAGGACACTGTAAAAAAGTTAAAAGCATTACTTGACGTTGTGGAAGATTTAGAGGATGACAATGCATTAAAAGAGTTGTATAATGCACAAGTAATGTTGAATAAAATTAAAGGCAAATAATGAAGATTAACTTTGATGTAGATATTGATATGGCAGACAGAGACCAGTTCTTGAAATTGGTTGACCATATACCTGCCAGCATCAAAAGGGAAGAAGGATTTGATAAACACAATACTGGTGTTTATTTTCAACCTATTCCAAGTTTTCCTGTTGAAGGTTATAGTACCATTGACCACAAAGAAGCAGAAGAACTTGGCTACTTCAAAGTTGACTTTCTTAATAATGGTGTGTATGCTGATATAGAAAGTGAAGCACACTTAGATAGACTGTTAGCACAAGAGCCTATGTGGGAATTATTAGAGCATGAGGAAATTGTAAAACAGTTATTCCATATCAGCAATCATTACAACATCATCAAGCAACATCCTCCTAAGAGTGTTGAACAACTTGCAATGATACTAGCCATGATTAGACCAGGTAAACGTTATCTAGTTGGAAACACTTGGGAAGTTATTGAAAAAGAAGTATGGGAAAAGACTGATGATTACTTCTTTAAGAAAAGTCATGCAATAGGATATGCAATGGTTATTGTGGTTCAATTGAATCTTTTGGTGGATAAGGTTTAGTCAGTCTTTTTAACCAATTGAATACTTCTTCTTTTTATTCTTTTCTTTAAAATATTCTGCATACTTGTTACAGGACCAAACAATATTTCTGTTTCTTTTAGCATAAATGTTCTAAGTGTATACTGTAAATCTTGCATTTCTTGAAATAGAAAAATATCTATGGGCAGTTGTCTATTACTTTCCCACCACCACAGGTCTCCGTATTCTAACATTAATTTTTTGTCTTGTTCGTTCCTACAACGTTCTATATCGTAGAAACTTATGATATGCTTGTCTTGGTTTTGCACTATACCAACAAACTCTTTGTCGCCAAAAAGCAAACCGGTAAGGAAAGGGAATTTTTCTCGTAATTCTTCTTCTTTAGTCATCAAAGATATTTATGTGGCAAATAGATAAATACTGTAATAATAATGGTATAGATTATGTCAAGTGGAACAGCACATACATTATATATTTTAGGAAACCAGTCCGTAGATTTAGTTCTTAGTGCGGACGGTATAAACGTGGATAATAGACCAATGAATCAGAATAAATTAGTTGTACATAAAGGATTGAATAATCAATTGAACTTTTATGTGAGAAATAGAGACAGAGTACTGCAAAACATAGGTTCAAAGACACTGTATGCTAGTGTAATTAATCCAAACACTAGCAGAAGAGTTTTGTTCAAGCAGTTAAGTCTTGTGAACAGTGGAACAACAGGCGAAGCAAGATTAAATTTAAATGTTGGAGATATGACAGACTTAACTCCAGGTTTTTATCAAATATCTATTACAGAAAGTGCAGATAGTGGTCAAACACAATCACCTTTATATGCAAATCAAAACGACAGAATAATCACTGATTTAGAAGTTAGAAGTAGTTTAGAGTACGAACCAGTTGCATCACAGAGTGCTACAACGTTTACTCAAACAGCAAATACAGAATTAGGTGATGCGGCAAATACATTTGTTACATCAGCATTGTACGGAAACCAGGACAAAAACTTTAGACACAGTAGACATACTGTGGCTTTTTATATGACAGATTTTGTGGGAGAAGTTTTTGTGCAAGGTAGTGCATTAGAATCATCACCAAACCAAGAAAGTGATTGGTACGACATCAATGTACAAGGTGACTTTGGACAAGTAAAAATTCCTTACACAACAGCATTCAACGGAGTTGATCCATTTAACTTTGTGATTAACACTAATTGGTTAAGAGTGAAATTTAACAAAACATCTGGTTCTGTAGATAAAATTTTGCTCAGAAACTAGTTGACTTTTAAATCCAAGATGCTATAATAAATTTATGCATCATCATGAACTAGTAGATCAGGTACATAGACTGTTAATGGACAACTTGCCTATTCAGAGTGGCAAGACTCCTAGCGGATGGACCACATTCAATTGTCCTATGTGTAATGACAAACGTAAACGTGGTGGTGTTATTCAATCCAACAGCAAAATAAGTTATCATTGTTTTAATTGTAATTTTACAACAGGCTGGTCTCCAAGTCCTAGATTAGGACAAAAGTACAAAGCATTAGCAGAAGCACTTGGTGTGAACACAAAAGATATTCACACTGTGGTTCTCAATCTGATGAAACATGGAGAAGAATTAGAGATTGAAGATGAGTTGGACAGTTATGTTTACAGTGCGGCTGACTTTAAACAAGTGCAACTTCCAGATGATTGCAGTCTAGTAGAACACTTAGATGATGACCATAAAGTAAAACAGTATGCAAAACAACGTGGTCTACTTGGCAAATTCCCCCTTATGCATTTTAATGACAGCATGTATAATGCTAGGTTGGTTGTGCCTTTCTTATATAATAATAAACTTGTAGGTTGGACTGGTAGACATGTAAATCCACCAAACAAAGAAACTGCAAAATATTTGTTAAATATGCAGAGTGGGTATGTGTTCAATATAGATAGATTTGTAGACAGTGACAGAGATTTTGTAATTGTAACAGAGGGTGTCTTTGATGCAATACTTGTTGATGGTATAAGTGTGCTGGGTAATGGTGTAACAACTGAACAAGCACATCTCATTGACAAATTAAATAAACGTGTTATATTATGTCCTGACAGAGATGATGCAGGCAAGGACTTAATTGAAAAAGCCGTTGAATTAGGTTGGGAAGTTAGTTTCCCTCCTTGGAAAGCAGACATTAAAGACGCCGCTGATGCTGTCGAGCATTATGGAAGATTGCTTACTGTAGACAGTATTGTACAGTTTGCAACAGACAATAAAATAAAAATACAAGTACAGGCAAAGATGTTATGAAGATTTTGATTAATGGTTGCAGTTTTACAGGCGGTACAGATGTAATCCATGACGAGAATACAGGATTACTTAATAACCAAAATCAATTTACTTGGGCAAATGAGTTCACTCAGGATTATGAAGTTACAAATTTAGCAATAGGCGGAAACAGTAACAATAAAATATTGAGAACAACGTTAGAAGAATTGCAATGCAATGATTATGATTTTGTGATTATACAATGGACAGGCATATACAGAACAGAACGTTTTTCAGAATTTATTGATAATTGGGTAAACTATTGCAACTCAGCAGAAAACACTTATGGTTGGCACACAGACGACTTCAAACATATGGATCCTGATAAGGCTTCTTTAAAAAGTGCCTTAAAATCCTATAGTAAAGTTTCTGAAGGATTAACAAATGATGCACTGTATAATAAATCTTTACAAGATTTTAGAATAGAGTACCTTAAAAACGTTATTACAATGCAACATTTTTTAGAAAACAACAATATTAAATATGTGTTTACTAGTATGAGTAAGGAAAACTTTTGCCCTAATATGTTAAACCACACTAGTACTAATTGGAATGTTTCATATGATTTAAATCTCAAATTACTTGCAGTAGAAAAAGCATTGTTACAACAAATGAATTTTAACAAATGGACAAATATGCCTATGACATATATGATGGAACAGAATGTTGTCAGCCAAGACGATGGACATCCTAATGAAAAAGGACATAAATTAATATACAATAGAATTCTTAAAGAGTTAAATAAGCAGAATGGATAATATAGAATACAACGAAGAAGTACAACAACTGTTTTTAAATTTCTTAATCACAGACCCTGAATTGTTTGTGAGGGTTAATAATATTATTGAACCTTACATGTTTAATAAGAAATTTCAACACACAGTGGAGTTTTTAAAACAACATGCTAGTGAGTACAGCAGTATTCCTACTATTGACCAAATCAGTGCTACAACAAAAATTGAACTTGAAAGAATTGATGGTCTAACTGATAATCACATAGAATGGTTCTTGGACAGTTTTGAAAGATTCTGTAGGCACAAAGCATTAGAGAAAGCAATCTTAGACAGCACTGACTTGTTGGAAAAACAAGACTATGGTGCTGTAGAAGGTAAAATTAAAGATGCAAGCCAAGTGGGCCTAGTAAAAGATTTAGGATTAGACTATTTTGAAAATCCCAAAGAGAGATTGCAGTTTATCAAAAGTCAAGCAGGTGCAACTAGTACAGGTTGGAAACACATTGACCAAAAGTTATATGGCGGATTGAACAAAGGTGAAATTACAATCTTTGCTGGTGGTTCTGGTGCAGGTAAGAGTTTGTTTTTGCAGAACTTGGGTGTAAACTGGAGTTTAGCAGGACTTAATGTTGTTTATATCAGTTTAGAACTTAGTGAACAACTTATCAGTATGCGTCTTGATGCAATGGTCAGTGAATACAGCACAAAAGAAATAATGAAAAACATGGATGATGTGGATTTAAAAGTGCGAATGAAGGGCAAAGGTGCTGGTAAGTTCAGAGTAAAACAAATGCCAAATGGTGTTACTGCCAATGATGTTAGAGCATTTGTTAGAGAGTATGAAATTAATTCTGATGTAAAAGTAGATGCAATACTTGTAGATTACTTGGATTTGATGAGCCCTATTAGTGCAAGAGTTAGCCCAGGCGATTTGTTTATCAAAGACAAATATGTTTCTGAAGAATTGCGTAACCTTGCAGTGGAAAGCAACACATTATTGGTAACAGCATCGCAGTTGAACAGAGGTGCAGTAGAAGAAATAGAATTTGACCACCATCATATTGCAGGTGGTATTAGTAAAATACAAACAGCAGATAATGTTATTGGTATTTTTACAAGTAATGCCATGCGAGAACGTGGTAGATATCAAATACAGTTTATGAAAACACGTTCAAGTAGTGGTGTTGGCAGTAAAGTAGATTTAAAATTTAATCCAGATACATTGAGAGTAGAAGATTTAGATGAAGATGATGATGGTGCAATCAGTGTAGCATCTAGTGGACTGCTAGAACAGTTGAGCAGAAACAAAAGTATTAAAGCAGAAGAGTCGGAAGCACAGGACACTGTAAGTCAGGCATTAAACATGCGTGAGTTTATGAAAAAAAATGACCTATAAATGATAAATACGAATATACATAGGGAATTATAATATGTCTTTAAGAAAATCGAGAACAATATTAGAGGAACTGCAACAGATTTCTGTTGACAGAGATAAGCATCATGTTCTCGAAAACAGAGTAGAGCATGTTGTGTCCACCGTGCAAAATTTAAAAGCAATGTTGTATGAATCATACAGCAAAGAAGAAGCATTGGACTTGGAACGCAGAATGATAAACAGTATCAAAAGTGGTGATCCAAAAAAATTCTCTAGAGGAATCAAAAAAGTAATAGAATCCACAGAGAATAACGATGAAAGTATTTGATATTACAGAAGCGCCTTCAGTAGCAGACCAATACAAACAAGCAACTCCTAAGCCAAAATTTTCACAAATGGCTCAACAGGCCCGTGCAAATAAAAAGCAACAAGACAGTGATGCTTTAAAGGCTAAACAAATTCGTACCAATAGAGAAAAGTCTAAGCAAAGAGGCATCATAGGACAATTTGCTCAAGAAAAAGGTATGAAGAATAAAATTGTTGCTGACGAAAGAGGTTTGACTTATCAATTACAACCACAAGACGAATTGGGTAAAGATTGGAGATGGCAAGAAGTTAATATTGCTGGACCAAAATTAGAACCTGGGCAATCTATACCATTAAGTAAAGTAAAACCAGAAAATATTAAAAATGCTCCAACCAAGGCACTTGCTCCCAAAGATGGCTTGTCCATGGAGTTATCAAACATTGCAAAAGGTATTGAAAAGCCTGACAGTGTTATAGACAAAATGAAAGACAAAGCCACAAAAGCAATAGGTGGTCCTTTAGCAAGTAAAACAATGTCAGACCCAGACGCTACCACAGGACAAAAAATTGGTGCAGTAGCCGGAGCGGGGTTAGGAAGATTGGCAGGCAAAGCCTTAGGTGCTTTAAAACCACAAGCACAAGCAGAACCAGAAACTCAAGCATTAAGCAGTCAGTCTCATAGACAGTTAGGTGCATTACAGCAAAAAGTAATGTCAACAGGTGACGTAGAAGCCGCAAAGGCTTTAGTAGACATGCTGTCAGCAAAATCAAAAGAAGGTGCCGACCCTGCAGAAATTTCAAATTATGCAAACACAGTTGCACCTGTCTTGAAAAGAAATAAGGAATTCCAAAAAAATAATCCTCAAGTTTATGCAAATCTTGTTACACTAGCAAGACAAATGAGAAAAGAAGCATACGAACATCTTTGCAGAGTGTTAGAACATGCTAACCTCACATGGGAAGATTTAGGATACAGAGTTTCTCTAACAGAAAGCAATGTTATTTTATTCCCACATGAGGAACTTACTCAGATAGAGGAATCTATTGCACTCGAAGAACTAAAAGTATTATCAGGAGTTTAATATGAGGTTTTTAGAGATATCTAAGCCTTTAGTAACTCAACTGCTAACTGAATCTGTTATTTTAGAAGGCAAAGACGGCAAGAACACTCACTTGGAACACCTTGAAGATAATATCTTCAACAAAGGATATCCAGGAGCCAAAGAGGCAGTAGACTATCTATACAGTCTACATCAAATGCTTGAAGGTAATACCAAAGCACCAATTAATATGACAACCAAATGGGACGGTGCTCCAGCCATTGTTGCTGGTAAAGATCCTGCAACTGGTAAATTTTTTGTAGGCACAAAAGGTGTGTTTGCAAAAACACCTAAATTAAATTTTTCTGAAAAAGATGTAGAAGCAAACCATCCGGACAAGATGAAAAATGGCGAGTTAGAAAGTGCTGAAGGTCTAAGAAGTAAACTTAAGAACGCATTTAAATATTTGAGTAGATTAAATTGGGACACTGTAGCACAAGGCGATATGCTGTATGGTGGAAAAGAAGATATTAAAACTGCAGACATAGATGGCGAACAACATTTGGTATTCAAGCCAAACACAATCACATACGCAGTACCAACTGACAGTGAATTAGGAAAGCAAATTGCTTCTACAGATTTTGGTATTGTGTGGCACACAGAATATACTGGAGGTTCAACACTTGCTGATACTACTGCAAAGTTTGGATTTGACAGCAGTGTTTTAGGACAAACAAATGGGTTATGGCACAGAGATGCATTAATAAAAGATTTAAGTGGTACTGTTACATTCACTAAATCAGAAAGCGATGACATTTTAAGTGCTATTAAAGAAGCAGACACTTATCTTAAAAGTATAAATGCAGACACTTTTAAATGGTTACAAACTGGTGCAGATGTTGGCAGTAGTTTAAAGCGAAGTGGAGAGTCAGGCATGGAGTTTTTAACACAATTAAAAGCACATGCAAATAATCAAGTTAGACAAGGTCAATTCGATGAACCCACAAAGTTTGCAAAAGACTTTGTTACAAAGTATGTAAATTTTTGGACAAAAGAAATCGAAAATGTGTCAAGTCAAAAAGCCATCGACACAAAAACAAAAATTATGGTTGATGGTGTAAAAACAATCAAAGAAAATTTACCTCAAATTATTGCTGTTTATGATTTGTACCTCAAATTAATAGAAGCAAAAATTAAGATAATTAGAAAGTTAGAGCAAATTAGACAAATAGGCAC